AAGACACTCTAACCCCAGAGCAGCAAGCAGCTAAAGATAAGCTGGCTGAGATTTTTACTAACGCAGAAAAATTAGTGGAAGATGCTCAAACCAAGGTAGATGAAGTCACCGAGGCTATGAACACTGAATCTGACGAAGAGAAGAAAACCCTCCTAGTCCAAGATTTAAAAGCTGCTAACGACCAACTAGCACTAGCTAATATTACGTTGGAGAATGCTAAAAAAGGCGTGGAGCAGCAAGATACTACTAGTAAGGCTACCAGAGCTAAAGAAGATAAGGTCCAAGTGCAAGTAACTAAAGCATTCAAACTTACTTTAGATGATGGCACAGTCCAACAGTTCACGCCCGGAGTTCAAAAGGTAGATGCCCATATAGCTCGTCACTGGTATTCACAAGCTAACGGGATGCAGGTACTAGATAAGTAGTATAATTACGTAACACTAGATTAAGGAGTTTGGAATGACGGTCACCACTGCATCTTTTAGAAATGACTTCCCTGAGTTTGCAGACACCAAGAAGTATCCAAACTCCCTAGTCCAGTTCTGGCTTACTTTAGCCACTAAGCTCTTAAACCCAGAAAGATGGCATGACGTATTAGACGAAGGGATTGAACTCTACGTGGCGCACAACGTGACGTTACAGGCACAGTCTTTACGCAGCGCAGCCGCAGGAGGTTCTCCGGGTGGTGGAGTGGGTATTCAAAACAACAAACACGTAGATAAAGTCTCTGTGGGATACGATACCACTAGCGGCACTATAGCAGGCGCTGGGCAGTGGAATTTAACTACGTATGGTATCCGGTACTATCAACTTATGCTTCTTATGGGAGCAGGTCCTATTCAAATAGGAGCCGATGGATACAACGGATACCCAAACAACTACTTCCCTGTTTACGCAGGTGGATTCCCTTTCAACTAGAGGCATTTCAAAATGACTAATAAAGTACACGTACACGTACACACTTCCGATGCTGAGGAACAGTGGATTACTATTAACGGCACCCACGTAAAAGTAAATGGTAGTGGTAAAATTACGTCTGGCGGAGCAGCTTCTAAGAATATCAGCGGTGGTGGGAAATCTAACTATAAAAAAGATTATGAGAAAGCCACGGGGTCTTCTAGTGCTGCGCATAGTGCTAGTAAAACCACTGGAAAAGACCCAGCTGGACATGCTAATGCTGCCGCACTCCATCGTACTGCTCAGGAGCATCACGAAGCTGCTGGCAAATCAGCTGGTGAGTCTAACTTACCACTAGAGCAGGAAAACCATGCCAAGACCGCTAAAGAGCATAAAGCCCATGCGGAAAAGCATAACACAGCAGGTCACAATCTTTTAGTGACGAAAGCAGGAACGCCACCAGCTTCAGTGACCAGCCATTCCAATTACAGCAAAAAGGAATACGACTCTTTAATAAATAAAGGCTATGATGACGAAGACATTGTAGACAAGTGGGATCGTGATTCTCAGCACTCCGCATTACGTTCAGTGGCTTCTAAAAACACAAACATAGAGAAATACGGCAAGAAATTAGCAGAGCTTGATGTTTCTCACCATGATTGGGAGGAAGTCCTAAAAACTCCTTCAACTCAGTTACGCTGGTTAAATCCTAGAGTGGCTGCAGTGGTTAAAGAGTATCAAGCTAAAAAATGAAAGACGGTCTACATCTCACCATTGACAAGCTAGGAAACTTTCTAGACAATGTTTCTACGTTAGTGGAGAACGACGTGCTAGTGGGAGTACCTACTGACGATGATGACCGTGACGACGGAGTGGGAGTAATGAATAACGCCACTCTTGCTTTAATCCATGACCGTGGGGCACCAGAAGCTAATATACCAGCTAGACCATTTATGGTGCCGGGCATTGAGAATGCTAAGTCTAAAATAGCTAGTAACTTTAAAAAGGCAGGCGAAGCTCAACTGGACGGGAACAACGGAGAAGCTATTAAAGCTCTCCACCGAGTAGGAATAGTAGCTACCAATGCCATACGTGATAAGATAATTACGGGACCATTCCAGAAATTGGCAGATAGTACATTACGTGCTAGAAAAAATAGGAAAATTTCCCCACGTCAAGGTGAAGCACCTTTACTGGATACTGGGCAAATGAAGAATGCAATTAACTACGTAGTGAGGGACGACTTAAATGAGTAAAGCATTATTGGACGTGAGTGACTTATTAGTGGATCCAGAACTGGCATCCACTTTTGACGTTATACGGAGGACCTCTGTAATTAACTCACATGGCAGAAATGTAACCACAGATAAGTACTACCGAGACATACTAGGGGTAGTTTGTTCTGCTAGTAAGAATGATTTGGAAAGATTACCAGACTACCAAATTACTGGGAGACACCTTAGTATAGTTACGCAGTTCAGACTGCAGTGCACTACTCCGGGTAGGCAGGCAGATACCATTGAGTGGGAAGGTGACAAATACGTAGTAAGTTACCTAGACCCGTATCCTCAGTATGGGGTAGGATTTGTACAAGCTATCTGCAGTTCATTAGACGAGCAAGACCAACCAGTGAGCGAATAATGGCTAAACACATTCACATACATTTCCATGACAACTCTTTCGTGGAAGCCGACCACCCCCGTGCAAAGAACGGAGAATTTACTTTTGGTAAGGGCGAAGCTCATCCCGATAATAATCTTGCCCGCCGCGATAACTATTCCAAGCCCACCGCTGCAAGACTTGATGTGCAGTCTGAAAAAATGTTACAGGATGCTCAGGCTAATTGGTTTGATAACACCACCGAAGAAGAAAAAGATGAATCAATCAGTGTTCAAAAAATTAAACTAGCTGATTTAAAGACTGTTCAATTTGGGGTTAATAACAAAAAAGTAGAAAAACTGGTTAAAAAGTTTAAACCAGAAGCCCAAGAAGATAAACCATGGATAGACATGTTTAATGGAATACCAGTAATTAGTGACGGGAATCATAGGGTAGAAGCAGCAATAGCCAGAGGAGAAACCCATATGGAAGTGAACGTACGGGAATTAACCAAACACTATAAAAAAGATTATAGATTGACACCACCTCCAAAGAAGGTTAACTAATGGCAAACACCAGTGCTACAGGCGGATACCTAGTACCCGGGCTAACTCCAACACCCCTACAGGGGCAGAGCTTCGAAGATTTTATCCAAGAGGTGTTTGTAGGAATCTCTGGTATCGACCCTACCTTAGTACGTCCTCGTTTTCAAACTGAAGGGATTAACTTACCACCTGCAGGGACTACATGGGCTTCATTTGGAGCTAGTGAGTACAATCCCGATACCTTCGCAGTAACTGACTGGGATGGTGAGCATATCGGAGAGTTGCAACGTAATGAGGAAGTAATATTTTTATGCTCTTTCTACGGACCTAACAATGCAGATAAAATGTCGCAGTTACGGGACGGACTGCAAGTAGAGCAAAACCGAGCAGTGCTTTTAGCTAATAAGATGACTGTGGTGGAGACGGGTAAGGGGCTTAGAGCGCCCAGTTTAGTTAAGGAGAAGTGGCTGGACAGAGTAGATATGGAAGTAAAAATACGTAGACTTATCCAAAGGTCCTATCCTATACTAAGTCTATTAAGTGCTAATTTAGAGATTAACAACGAAATAGAGATTATTTCAATTAACATTACTGAAGAGTGAGGAACATGTTATGAACAACAATTTACCCATATCAAGACTGATTAACGTAGACGTAGTCTTGTCCCCATTGGCGGCACAAGCCCAAGATTTATCTGTGATGCTTTTACTAGGTACTTCTAATATCATTGACGTAAACGAGCGTATTCGTACGTATGATAGCTTACCCGGAGTAGCCGAAGATTTTGGTACTTCTGCTGAGGAATACAAAGCAGCTTCTTTATGGTTTGGACAAACTCCACAACCAAACCAGTTGAAAGTAGGTCGTTGGGCTAACGCTAATACTAATGCACTGATTAATGGTGGTAGTTTAAGTTTAGCTCAGAGTGCCATAGCAGTATGGAATGCGTTCACTACTCCTTCATTTTTAATTTACATTGATAATGTACCGTATCCTATTTCTGCTAACTCATTTGCACTTGCCACTAACTTAAATGGCGTGGCTCAATTAATTGAGGATAAGTTGGATTTAGTCGTACCTAACACTACTTGTGTTTGGAATGCTACTCTTGACCGCTTTGAAATTGTGTCAGGCACTTCAGGGCTAGGTTCTACTCTATCATTCCTACAAGCACCTCACGCAGTTGGTAACATAGCTTTCTCAGCTCAACCAGTTAACAACTCCACTATGACTTTAAACGGGACTGTAG